CGCCTATACAGCCCAAGACCGAAATATGGCGAAACTCAAATGGCAAGAGCATGTTCATAACTTTGAGAACTCGTCTCTCTCGAAATACATTCGCAAGGTTAGCAATACGAACGGCTCCGAACGCCTTTACATGAAGAACGGCTCGACTTATACGATCGTGACGCCGAACGATAAAGGCGCTCGCGGAATGAGCTTGAACTTGATGGTCATTGACGAGGCATTGACTCATCCGCTTTCGTTGATTGCAGCTTTGCAACCGACACTTGCAACACGCCGAAACGGGCAGCTCTGGATTCTTTCCAATGCTGGCATCCCGGGCGAATCAGAGCTTTTGCAGCATTATCGCAACATTGGCCATTCTGGCCTTCAAGACAAAAATAATCCTCTCGCATGGTTTGAATGGGCGCCGAGTGAGGATAAGTTCGATTACATGGATGAAGCGGTCTGGTATCAGGCCATTCCATCGCTCAGCGAAAAGAACGGCGTTATCGTCGAAGCGGTTCGAGAAGCTGCGCTGACAAACAGTCCAGAGATATTTATGAAGGAATGGCTCAATGTCTGGCCATCGCAAGAAGCCGCGCAAGTCATTCCGACTGACCTCTGGGACTCGCTCGCTCGAACTGACATCATCGTAGGCAATCGCATGGTCTTAGGCGTTGATATCTCTCGTGAACGCGACAAGGCATCCATCGGCGCGTGTTCGATTCAAGGTGGCATCACTCCGCTTGAAGTCGTCGAAGCTCGCGATGGCGTGGGCTGGCTCGTGCCTAGACTTGTCGAAATTGCGAAAAAGTGGAATGCGCCGGTGGTCATCGATAGTGGATCGCCAGCCGGTTCAATCATCGGCGAACTAGAAAACTCTGGCATCAAGGTGATTGCAGTCGGACTTCGAGACTATGCCCGTGCGTGCGGCAGCTTCTTTGACGGAGTGCAGAATCGGACGATATGTCATCTCGATGACCCTAACCTTCGAGATGCAATCTTAGGATCAAGTAAAAGACGCTTAGGAGATGCTTGGGCGTGGAATCGTCAAAGCACGACCAACATCACGCCACTCGTGGCCGTGACGCTGGCGCGTTATGGCGTAGTCAATGAACCGGAAGAAAAGCCGGTCGTAAGGAGCAAAATCTACTAATGAAAAAATACATCGGATCCATCATTCAAATCATCGGTGCCGTGTGCATCGTCTTTGCCGCTTCTCTGGTTAATGTCGTCCTTGCGGTATCATTAGGCGGACTTCTTCTGCTTTCCTTTGGCATTGCGCTTGAACGGAGACTCTTCTAATGCTCGGACGACTATTCAAGCGACAACTGCAACCTAATACGGTTTATACATCGCAAGGTTATGTTGATTCACTAGGTCGCGTCGGTCGATTCTTTCAAGGCTCATGGTCTGGCACTTATGTTGATGACAAAACAGCTTTAGGCATTCCGGCAATCTGGCGCGGTGTCACACTTATCTCAGATGCTTTAGGTGCGCTTCCCATTCATGCCTATCGCAAAGGCGAACTCGTCGAACCGACACCAAAGATTCTTGATCGTCCAGTCCCGACCGAAACTCGCATGGAAACTTATTCGGCGATGGCTGCATCACTTTTGATTCATGGAAACTACATCGCCGTACTTGGAGAGCCAGGAGCTAACGGCCTTCCAGAGTTCTTTTATCCAGTCGAAGCAAGTCGCGTGCATGTCAATCGATCTGACGACGGACGAATCACTTATCGCATTGATGAAAAAGTTTATGACAAGTCAGAGATTTTGCATATCAAGTATTTCACTATGCCCGGTTCGTTAGTCGGTGAAGGCATTATTGGAATGCAACGCCAAGCACTCGGCAAAGGTATTGCAATCAACGAATATGCAGCGCGTTATTTTGATGGCGGTGTTTTACCTTCGGCAGTTATTAAATCGACCAATCCAGATTTGAGCCAAGAAGAAGCCGATGCTTTGAAGGCTGCGTGGATGGCGATGTATAGCGCACGCAACCGACAACCGGCAGTTCTTAACGCAAGCACAGATTTTGAAGTCTTATCAAGCAACGCGCAAGAGAGTCAGCTTATTGAAGCGCAACAGCAATCACTTGTTGAAGCTGCGAACATTCTTGGCCTTCCTGCGTATTACTTGGGAGCGCCTAACTCATCGCGCACTTATACCAATGTCGAGCAAGAAAACCTTCAACTCGTTCGATGGTCGATTCAGCCGATTGCCGAGCGCATCGAACAAGCGATGAGCGATCTTTTAGTTCGTGGTCAGTATGCAAAGTTCAACTATGACTCACTTCTTCGAACCGATACTTTGAGCCGTTACCAAGCGCATAAGATTGCAATCGAGTCAGGCTTCTTAACGATTGACGAAGTTCGCGAATACGAAGATCTCGAATCGTTGCATGAGGCAACTGAGGATTATGAAGAAGAAGCACCGGAGATGGATGACGAAGAGCAACAGCCGTCAGAGATCGGAGATACCCAAGATGCAGACCTTTGAGCAAAGATTCCTTACCGCAGGATTTGAGCATCGAGCCGAAGGCGATGGCCGCACCATTTACGGCATCGCCGTGCCTTACGATGTTGAGATGCGCGTCTCTAGCGACACGACCGAAGTATTTCGTCAAGGCGCTTTTGCCGATGTCATTCGCGCACCGCACCGCGTCAAACTTCTTCGTGGCCATGATGCAAAGGCTTATCCGCTTGGCCGTGCTACTTTGCTTCGCGAAACCGATAAAGGTCTTTATGCCGAGTTTAAGGTGAGCAAGACACGCGAAGGCGATGAAGCTCTCGAACTTATTAAAGACGGCGCACTTGATCAACTGTCCATTGGGTTTATGCCGTTGAAGAATCGCAAGCGCACCGATGGAGTTATCGAGCGAATCAAGGCTCATCTTGCCGAAGTCTCTTTGGTTACTTTCGGCGCTTACGGCGAACATGCGATGGTGGCAGGAACTCGTTCGGAAGAACGCCCTAGCACTCCACGCCTAGAAGCCGCGCAAGAGATTCTTAAAAAGATGCGTGGCTAATGCCTTATTCGGTAGTCAATGACCATCCCGACTGCGAAGGCTTTGCCGTCATCAAGGATTCGACTCGCGAAGTTATCGGCTGCCATAAGACAAAAGAACAGGCGCAGGATCAACTAACTGCTATCAATATCGCTGAATATGGCAACCGAGAAGAATCCATCGAACGACAAGAGAGTTATTCCCCGACTGCCGAAATGCGTGCCGAAGCACGGCGAGGCTTGGCATGGCGAAGAGAGTTCGGTCGAGGCGGCACCGCGATTGGATTGGCACGCGCTCGGGATATTGCAAACGGCAGACAGTTACCTTTAGCAACTATTCGCCGCATGGTGTCATTCTTTGCTCGTCATGAAGTCGATAAGCAAGGCAAAGGTTTTAGTCCGGGCGAAGATGGTTATCCATCAAACGGCCGCATCGCATGGGCGCTTTGGGGAGGCGATCCCGGAAAATCATGGGCTAATCGCATTTCAAAAGCTAATGAAACTCGCATTGATAAGGCGCGAGATATATTAGAAGATTTACGCGGCTTAGATATAGAATAAGAGCGTTGGAGATCACCCCGACACTTTGCAAGCAACACCCCGCATTCGGCGGCACCTTGCTTCGATTGGCGATCGGCACCATCTCGCCAATCACCCATTCCTAGACACTTGGAGAAAAATCATGGCAAATGCCTTCCTTGATTCTCTTCGCGAAAAGCGAGAGAGCAAGACTTCAATGGTCGAGTCCATCATCAACCGCGCTGCCGAAGAGGTTCGCGACCTGAGCGAAGTGGAACTCGCCAATGTCGAGGCTCTTAACCTTGAAGTTAAGAAGCTCGATGAGCGTATTGAGCAAATCTCTGAAATCGAACTTCGCAACGCTAAGGCTGCCGATCTCGCAGCTAAGGTAGATGCAGCGAAGCCAGCGACAGAGAAGCGCGAAACCGCAGCATTCAAAGTTACTCGCGAAGAGCTAACTTATTCAGAGCGTAGCGCAAACAGCTTCTTGACTGACGCGTTAAATGCTCATCTTCGACGCGATCCAGAAGCAGAAGATCGCATCGCACGCCATCAAAGAGAAATGGCAGTCGAAATGCGTGCAGCATCGACTTCATCCTTTGCAGGGCTTGTCGTTCCGCAGTATTTAGTCGATATGTACGCCAAATTTTCGAGGCCAATGCGTCCCTTTGCAGATGCAGCTCGAAAGCATGTTTTGCCTCCGCAGGGCATGTCGGTGGTCATTAGCCGCATTACGACCGGAACCTCGGTGGCTTATCAGACTTCACAAAATACAGCCGCAACTTCAACTGATCCAGATGACACAACTTTGACAGTCGATATCAACACGATTGCAGGTCAAAACTCCATTTCGAAGCAAGCGCTTCTTCGTGGATATAACATCGAGAACATCGTTCTTGAAGATCTGATTCGCGCATATCACACCAAGCTCGATGATTCTATGTTGAACGGAACTGGCGCTAACGGTCAGCCTCTCGGACTTGATGGCATGACGACCGGCATCGTGGTTACTTACACCGCGACTACCGGAACGGTTGCAGGATTGTTCCCGAAGATTGCCGATGCCGTCCAGCAAATTCAAAGCACTATCTACGCAAATCCAAACGCAATCATCATGCATCCTCGCCGTCTAGGATTCTTCCTTGCTGGCGTTGATTCATCGAATCGTCCGTTGGTTGTGCCTCAGGCTTACAATCCACAGAATGCGATTGGAACTGGCACGGGAACTCCGGTCTATGGTAACTCCGGTTATTCAATTCTTGGACTTCCGATCATCACCGATGCGAATGTCACCACTACCGCATCAACTGACCAAGATCGCATTTATGTCGTTGATCTCAACGAGTGCCATCTTTGGGAAGAAGCCAATGCGCCACTCTTCGCGAAATTCGAAGAGCCAAATGGCAAGGTTGCTCTTAATCTTGTCCTTTTCGGAATGAGCGCATTTACATCTCTCCGTTACCCCGGCGCGATTGCTCGCATTCAGGGAACCGGACTCGCAGCGCCTAGCTTCTAAGCGGCGCACCTTGTCTCCGGCGTGCCACCTTTCCGCGCCGGAGACAGTTATATCCATGATCGGCTTTCGTATGACAGGCAGATCATGTCCCGTGTCCCAGACTTGATTTTCTTGGAGGAAGTCGATCATGGCTATAACTAACGGCTACGCAACACTCACCGAAATCAAAAACTTTTTATCTATTCCAGTCAGCGACACCGCAGATGATTCGCTGCTCGAAGGTTTAGTCGAATCAGCGTCTCGCAGCATCGACCGCATCGCCAATCGTCGCTTCTACCTTGACACTTCCGCGACTGCTAGACAGTATCGCGCTTACTCAGATGTCTTTGTTTATACCGATGACATCGGCACGACTTCGAGCCTTTCAGTCTCCATCGATGAGGCTGGTAACGGCACTTACTCAACCCTTTTGACTTTGAACACCGATTACATTCTTGATCCATTAACCGCCGCCGCTAAAGGCCGACCTTTTACGCAGCTCACGATGGTTTCGTCCTCGACATCATTCCCAATCTTTCCGGGCTTGTTCGGCAACGGTTTAAGACCGGGCGTGCAAGTAACCGCACGATGGGGATGGCCTTCGATCCCAGATGACATAAACACCGCTTGTCTTATCCTGACGGCTGACCTTTATAAGCGCAAAGATGCGCCCGGTGGCATTCTCGGACTTGGCGATCTTGGCGCAATCCGTATGAGTGCGATGGGCAGAGATGTCTCATCCATTGTTCGCGCATATCGAAAAGAGACTTTGGCGTGAACCCTTCAACGGTGCGAGATAACCTTAAAACCGCTTTGGCGACCATCTCTGGAATGCGTTGCTTAGACACCGTGCCAGATTCAGTTAATATCCCGACCAATGGCGCAGTCGCAATCGTCGGAATGTTAGATCTCACTTTTGACTTTACACTCAATCGCGGATTTGATTCCGCAACTTGCAGCATTCTTGTCGTTGTCGGTCGCATGAGCGAATCGGCAGCGCAAGATCGTCTTGATGCTTATTTAGCATCGGACGGATCATCTTCGGTTAAAGCCGCTATCGAAGCTGATAAGACACTTAGCGGAGCCGTTCAGACGCTTCGTGTTACGCAAGCGACTAGCGGTATGATTACCGTCGCGAATATCGATTACCTCAGTTATCGGTATGAAGTGACCCTCATCGGCTGACCAAAAGGAGCAATATCTCATGGCAATATTCATGGGCAACAAGGTCGCGGTCGTCGTCGGCACCACTAACACCATTACGACTTTCGTTAATACCGTAAGTCTAAACCGTGAGCTGGATGTCGTTGATATCACCGCGATGACTGATACGGTGGCTAACGCCATCACCGGAGTCGAGCGTTCGACTCTCAATCTTGAACTTTACAATGACTTTGCGGCATCATCCGTCAATGCTTTGTTTGAGGATGCACTCGGTAGCAAGCTCAACATCAAGCTCATCCCAGTATCAGGAACCGTCAGCGCGACGAATCCTTCCTACTCAATGTCATGCTTGATTTCAAACTGGACACCGATTAACGGAAGCATCGATGGCGTTGCGTCGGTTTCGGCGTCCTTTCCGGTGACTGCAATCACGAAGTCAAACTCTTAACAACTAAAGAAGGGACAACATGCATCAGATCAAGATAGTCAAGAAGGATGGCTCAGAAGCCCTCTATGACTTGACTGCAAGCGCGAGAGTGGCCTTTGAGGCTCACTATCAACAGGGATGGCGTAAGCGATTGGTCGAGCAACAAATGGAGCGCGACCTTTGGCACTTGGCTTACTTCTTAGTCAAGGCCAAAGGTCAGACGACTTTGGAGTTCGGCGATGAGTTCATCGATCAATACGATGACATTGACATCATCCTTGATGCAAAAAATGGATAGACCGTAACGGAGACATTTACGAGGTCGCTTCCGTTGCGGTGCTTACAGGCATAGCGCCTAACGCTTTGCTTGAATGCGATCCAGCGATTTACACGGCCATTAAGGCCATTTTGCAACAGCGTGGCCAAGCGCAGTCGCAGCAGGTCAGAAGGAGGCGATAAATGGCTCAGCCAATCGATCTCTATAACTTTGACCGCCTAGTAAAAGACCTAAAGAATCTCAGCCCTAAGTTAGCCAAAGACTTTCAAAGGAATCTGAGCAAAGCCGTGCAACCGGTTCGCGATGAGGCTCGTCGTCTTGTCCCGATTGATAATCCGGTTCGTAACTGGCGTCAAACCGAACCGACTTATACTTCTAACTCGTGGGTTAATGACTTTGAACATCGAGGCCGAGATGCTGCGAATCGATGGACTTGGCGGCCTATCGATGTCCGACGCGGCATCAAAACGACGCGAACCAGAATCAAGACCGGTCGCAATAACACTCTCTTTGCCGAGCAAGTAACTGCTCTAGCGGTCATCAATAGCACTCCCGGCGGTGTCATTTATGAACTGACCGGAGCAGGAACTAACGCTTCACGGCGCCGCACCAAGCGAGTCAGTCGAAATCCTGACGCTGGACAAGATTTTGAACTGGCCATGAACTATCGTGGCAAGCCTAAAAGACTTTTGTATAAAGCTGCTCGCACGCATGGCCAAAGGGCTCTCGATGAGATTGAAAAGGTTTTGGATCAAGGTCTTTATCGGTTTGTGAGGAAAGGCTAATCATGGCACAGACTCGAAATGTCGTCATTAACTTTATTACTAAACTGCAAGAAAATGGCTTGCAGAAAATGTCTAGGCAGACTTATGGCCTTGATCGCAGTCTGAAAAAACTAAGAAATCAACTTATTGGCATTGTCGGGTTCACGCAACTTTTTCGTTATCTAAAGGCTTCGACTAAAGCATTTGCCGAAGAGACCGGTGAAGTCAGACAGTTATCGCTGGCCTTAAATAATCTTGGTTTTGCTTATAGTGCTTTAACAGTCGAATCAACGATTAAGGATTTGCAAAGATTAACGGCAGTTAGCGATGGAGAACTCAGACCAGCTTTAGCCAGATTAAGTCGAGTCACCGGAAATGTGACCGAAGCAACAGATTTATTGAGTCTGGCAATCGATGTTTCAATCGGTAGCGGAAACTCTTTGGAAGCGGTTACACGGGCATTAGGCAAGGCTTATAACGGAGAACTGACCTCATTAAAACGATTAGGCATTAATCTAAAGGCTTCAACAATCGCTTCAAAAGATTTTGCTGCTGCGCAAGCCGAGTTAAATGACCAGTTTGGGGGAGCTGCCGCAGCAGACTTGACGACCTATAACGGAAAAATGCGAGCGCTTGGCGTAACAAGCGAGACCGTTAAAGAAATCATCGGTGAAGGCGTCATTAAAACGCTCGAAACTTTAACCGATGGAGATTTCGCGGATGGGTTAGCAACTCTTGAAAAAGGCGCTCAAAAGGTAGCTAATGCCTTTGGATCGGTTGCTCGGTTTGTTGCGGCCACGAAACTCATTATGAGTCAAGGCTTTTTTATGGATGAACAAGAAGAACTTGCTTTAAGAAACATTTTTGCACCACCGGACGCCGCCAAAACTCGAACTGCCGCCAGAGAACGCGCTAAAGCATTCGCGCAAGAACAAGCTGCAATCAAAAGACTTTCTCGCTTGCGTGAGCAAGAAGAACGCAAAAAACAAGCTAAAGAAGCAACTAAGAAAGCGCAAGAAGCCGCAGATGCTTTGAAAAAGCGCTTAGAGTCTAAGTTCGACATTGAAAACATCAACCTTGCAGCCGCAGCTCAAAAGAATCTAAGTGATGCCGATCGTGCGCGTGTTGAGGCTTTGCAAGCTCTAAAGACCGAAGGCGTAAAAGATGATGAGGCTTCGCTTAACAAACTTATTGAACTGGAGAAGAAGCGCGAGGCTGAAATCCAGCGTCAAGCACGCGAATCCATTATTGCCAGCGCTGCGGTTAAGAATCAGCGCCTAGCAGATTTACAGGCCGAACTTGATGCTTTGATTAAGTTGTCCCAAGCAAGAGCCGCTTCTATTGCTGGCACAGCCGTAAGCGCGCAAAATGTGACTTCTCCTACCTTGCAGATCGAGCCGACAATCCCTGCCAATATCGCCGAAGCATTTATCGCGCTTTCACTCGCTGGTCAAGCAGAGCAACAAGGCGCAGCCGCTTTAAGCGCTGCTACTGCCGTCGGACAACAGATAACGGTTATTCAAAACATTCAAGGAAATGTCACCACCGAGCGCGAGCTATTCGATAACTATGTTGATGCTATCTTCCAGATCAATCGTCAAGGCACAAACTCGCAGCTTGTTAATCTGGGGCGCTAATGGCTGGCGCGGTCTTTAAGTGCATTATCGACTTTAGCAACGGAGCAACATTCGACCCGGCGCTCGTGCTTGATGATCCGACGACTCCATTGGATACGGCAGTTCTTGGCACGGCCGCAGCCGATACTCTTGATGTGACGCAATATGTCATCTCTGCAAGAATCAGGCGCTCCTATAACAGAACGAGCGATTCGTTTTTAGGTGGCTCGGCGCAAGTAAGACTCATTGACCAAACAGGGCTATTTAACCCGGCCAATACTTCGGGAGCGAACTACGGCAAGATTTTGCCAATGCGTAAGATTCGCTTCTCCGGGAGTTATCTGGGAAACGAATACGCACTTGGCTCGATGTATGTCCAAGAATGGAAATATACGAGTCCCATAGGCGTCACTCCGGCCTTCGTTGATCTTAACTGCGTTGATGGCTTTCAGCTTCTTAACTTGACAACTATTAGCACCGTAAGCGGTGGCACGGCTGGTCAAACGACTGGCCAGCGCATTACGAGCCTTCTGGACGCCGGAGACTGGCCAGCGATGCGCTCTATTAGCACGACGGCAACGACAACGGTGCAAGCCGATGACGGTTCATCAAGATCACTTCTAGGAGCTTGTCAGACGGTCGAGCAGACCGAACTCGGTGCCTTCTATATGGACGAGCGTGGCTTTGCTAACTTTAAGAGTCGCACCGACATCATCGCCGCATCCGGTGGCACTCCGTATATTTTTAGTGATGTCGTCTCCACTAGCGCCATCACTTACCAAGCCATTAACTTTGATCTCTCCGATGCTGGTCTCATCAATCGAGCAACAGTCACGCGCACCGGAGGCACGGCTCAGACTGCCACCGATTCAGCTTCCATTTTGGCCTATTTTGAGCATTCTCGTATTCGTAGCGGAATCATGCAAACCGATGCCGATGCCCTATCTCAGGCTCAACTGATTATTGCCAGCCGAAAGGAAATCGGCACGGACATTAATCTTCAATCCATTACGGTCAATCTGGCAAGTGACGACCAGCCAAGCCGTGTCGTGGCTGGTCTTGACATGGATATCTTTACGCCTATTACAGCGACTCAGACCTTGCCTTCTGGCGCTATCACGGTGAATAGCGTCGTCACCGGGGTCGGTTACGATATTTCACCGAATAACTTTACGGCTACATTCACGACGGCGCAGCCTTTCGCGGTAGGATTCGTGCTAGATTCTTCCGTCGATGGTGTTCTTGACGAAGATTTTTTGAGCTACTAGGAGAAAACAATGACCTTTCCAGCGCAAGATTTCACCACCGGCCAAGTC